GCCCCGCCTTCGGAGATCGCCGCGTCATAGGCCACGCGCAGCGCGCGCCGGATGCGCTCATGATCGAGCGCCATGTCGAGGGCCTCGGCGCTGAAGGGGATCGGCTGGTCGGCCTCGTCGACCACGCCGCGCCAGTCGGTGATGAGCCGATGGAACATGCTGTCGTCGTGGGTTTCGAGCTCGGTTTCCAGGTCGCGGACCTTGTCGGAGGCGGCAACCTTGTCGTCGGCCGTGGCCATGGCTTCGATTGCCTCCAGCAGCTTCTTTGCGAGCTGATCGCGTTCCTCGGCATAGCCGCGCATCTCGGCCTTGCCGACAATCAGGAAGCGGGCTTCGAAGCCAAATTCGGTGAAGGCGCCCGGCTGGTCGGGATCGGGCTGCAGCACAGTGACGGGCCACCAGGCGGCAAGGCGTGAAACGAGCTTGAACATGTTTTGAAGACCCTTCGAGACCTGTTTGAAAAACCTATTTGACGGTGATCGTGAACTCGTCATTGCCCGCTGTCGGCAGCAGCATCAGCGCCAGCTGATTGGTGACGATCTTCTGGTTCTCCTGATAGGAGGGCCGGCCGATCTGCACGCGGCCTGCGCCGAAGCCGACGATGTTGCCGGGCGTCACACCGTGCTGGCCGGCCAGCGCACCGGTTGTGTGGGCCTGGGCAAGCGCAAACCAGTTGATCGTCGCCAGTGCGGCAGCTTCGATCGTCGCGCTGCCGGTCATCATGCGGTCGACCTGCTTGATGCTCTCGTCATTGATCAGCAGGCGCGGCTGGATGTCATTGGCCAGATCGAACGAAAAGCTCTCCACCGCGCCTGTGTAGCCGTGCAGGCTGAACGACGTGTTGAGCTTGGAAACCGGGACGGGCTTGATGAACTTGGTCAGGTCACAGACCGGCATGGGCTGGTCGCTGATCGGACCGAGCAGTCCCGTGAACGTGAAGCTGAAGCGCGGGATCTGCGCCGGGGCGACGTTGAGGGTGAAGGTGCCTCGGGCGCCGGTGAGGATGTGGCGAATGCCGTCCATCACGTAGTAGATGGAGCATGCCTCCTGTCCCGAGGAAACAGGATTGTAGACGACCGAAACACCGGCCTGCACCGTCTCGGCGAGGCCACAGGCGCGCAGCAACGGCCCGTAGGCGGGCACTGTCCCGGCCGCACCCGCACCCGCGATCTCCACGTCGAATGACACGCGACCGTAATTGCCCGACAGGATCGCGCCCTGATGGCCCATGTAGGGAAACATCAGATCACGACTGACGTCCTGGCCGAGCAGCGGCTCCGCCCGAAAATTGTTGACCTGCATGGCGTTGGCCGCACCGGTCGGCACGGCATCGGTGCCATAGGTGGTTTCCAGCTTGACCAGGATCGCCTTGTTCCGCGCGTATTTCGACATCAGCTCTTCCTCTTGCCGGTGCTGCCGGCGTCGTTGGTTGCGGGCGTTTCCGAGGCCTCGGCCGTCGCAGCCTCAGCCCCGGCTGCGGTGTCCTGCACCAGCGCATCGGGGGGCTCGACGCGCACGAGGGTCCCGTCGTCATTGCGGCGGTAGGAACCGCCTGACTGCGGCAGGTCGTTCATGGGCGTTTCTCCAGCGTTCGGGTGGTCTTCCAGGTCTGTGCGTAGATCGTGGCGGCGGTGCCAAAGGCGCTGCTCTGGCCGGAGACCAGTTCGAACGGCTCTTCGGATGCGTCCCATTGCCAGCCGGCGAGCGCGTTTTCGATTTCATCGCGGGTCTGTTCGTATTCGCTCGCCCGCTTGCCGCCTCTGGCGTCGTCGTAGCGGCGGATCAGGAAGGCCACGATGATGTAGGCCTCGATCGACTGGCGGAAGCCGCCGGCGGCAAAGGTGTTCGGCTGCGCGAGATCACGGAAGGGCAGGACGAAGACCGTCCGGTTCTTCGGCTGGGTGCCCTTCGACAGTGTCTCCAGATCCTCGGCCGGTAGAACGTCGGTGAGCGTCGTCTCGGCTTGCAGGCGGGCGATGACCGACGAGATCACAGGAAGCCTCCAAATCCGCCCCAGGCAGGTCGTTGCTTCACCAGGATGACGCGGCCGGCATCGTCGGCGGAAGGCTGCGCGCCGTCGCTCACTGGCAGGCTGACCAGCGATCGCGCCACATCCCGCAGGCCATCCATGGCGCTCTTCCAGTCGCGCGCCACATGCTCCGGCGCGCCGTCCCGGTGCAGGTGATAGCGGGCGATCGAGACTGCCCAGGTGGTCACCAGATCCGGGATGGTCGATAGCGGCAGCCTGTAGCGTGCGCCGATGTAGCCGTTGATCTCGCTTTCGGCCGCTGCGATCGCGGAGGCGATCACGTCCTGGTCGGCCGCGCCGTCGCCATCGCGATCGGCCACCTGCAGGATCTCGTCTTCACCGGCGCGGGCCAGAAGATCCGCAAGTGTCGCATAGGCGGCCATCAGTCGCGCTCCCGCATGTCGATGATGCCTCTGGCGTCGAGGGACTGGATCAGGTCGTGTGGAACAGGCGCCGTGCTGTCAGGCATGAACTTGACGCCATTGATCCGCACCGGCCGCAGGATGGTCAGCAGGACGGTCTCGTCATCCTGTTCCACGGCAATGGTCTCCGGCGCGGATGCCGCGGAGCCGCCGGTTTCGGTTTCGGTGCTGGGTGGCGTGGCGGAATTTCGGGCCATGGGATTTGCCTTTCTGCGGAAGGGAACGGCGCGTGGCCGGCGGTGGAATGCCCGGCGGCCGAAGACGCCGGGCGAGGGGCATGTCGCGTCAGGCGACGACGTCTTCGAAAAGGTAGCCAAGCTCGGGCGAGGAGATGACTTCCTTGACGCTCTCGCCGGAGCGCACGCGGACTGAGCCCTTGAGGCCGATCTTCGGTTCGTCCATCGAACCCGAAACGCGGTCGCCATGCTGGGCAGTCCAGCCGTAGGTCGGCGTGGCGTCGATCGACGAGGCAAGCGGCGCCTTGTGGAACAGCAGCGCCTTGTCGCCCCAGGCACGCGACCGGCTGACCGGCTGGCCCTTCTTCGCGCGGTTTACCCAGCCTTCACCGACGATGATGTCGTCCAGTTCCAGCAGGTCGGCGACGGCACGCTTGTCGGCCAGGCCGTCGCCAGCACCGGAGACGGTCAGGGACCGCAGGACGGATGGATTGGTGCGCAGCGCCGTCCATTCGACACGCCCCAGCACCATGTTGTTCGGCCGCATGATCATGCTGTCGGCGGCTTCGGTGATCTGCACGATCGGCTTGCTGTCGGCGTGCGACCACTGGCTGGTGCCGGCCAGCGTTTCCTTGTTGCTGGCGCCGTACATCGCCGAATTGAAGACCTTGTTGGAGACGCGCACTTCGCGATCGAGCAGCACGAGGTCGATCAGCTTCTGCGCGGCAAAGGCACGCGGATCATAGCCGGCCGGCGCATTGTTGATGTCGTCGAGCGGGATGACGTCGTCGAGGCCGTAATCCTCGGTCTTGTCCTCGACGTCCTCGGCCTGGAATTCGACCTCGTTCGGGGCAGACTTGCGGCCAACCTTGGTATCGGGTGCGGTGATGAACTGGCCGAAGTCGAAGCGCCACCAGGTGAACTTCTTCTTCGGAAGGTTCGGCGTCAGGCGCGGCAGCACCTGGTCGGCGATCAGCGTGTTGTTCTTGTAGGCGATGATGATGCCGGTCAGCACCGGATCGATGGGGAACGGCGTGCCGCTCATGGAGGCTTTCCTTCAGAGGTTGCGGGCAATCAGCCCTGGATCCGGGAGGGAGTGACGAGGACGCGGGCGATGTCGCCCGAGACCGCGCCGATGGTCATGATGCCGCCGGTGCGGGCATTGACGCCGGCCGCCGGCGCGGCAGCCAAGCCCCTGCCGGCGGCGTCGGCGGTGAAGAAGGCGCCGAATGCGATCGTGCCGCCGATATCGAGTTCGGTTTCGCCGAGCAGGACGACGTCGACGCGGTCACCGATGGCCGCCCCGCCGGGGCAGTCAGTCACGCCAAGGATGAGGTCGGTGGAGGCGGTTGCCAGCGCCACCTCGCCATCATTGGCGCCGGCCTTGACCTGCCGGCGATGCGGGATGGCGCTTGTGGCGAGGAAATTCTTGATCAGCTTCATGATGCTGCCCTTCGGTTAGCGGCGGCGCGTCAGGCGCATGCCAGCCTCGGCGGCCGACAGATGTTCGCCCCTGGCGCGTGCGGTCTCGATTTCGGTGGTGATGGCCGTCGCGACATGCGCCGGGTCGGAAAAGTCCGGACCGTCGCCGGTCGCCAGTTCGCCCTGGACGACCGGAAGCGGCAGGCGCTCGATCAGCTGGCGCAGCCCGTCACGGGGCGTAAGGCTGCGTTCCTCGCCGCCGTCCGAGAAGGACATGGTGTCGTCCGCGCCGAGATCGGCGAAGAGGGCGGTCGCGAGATCCTTCAGGCCGGCGGGCAACCGGCCGGCTTCAACCATGGAGGCTACGAAGGTCGCATCCTCGCTGGCGCGGATGCGTTTGCGGCTTTCCTGCTCGGTGCGCTGCTGGTCGGCGAACGTTGCCTCGCGGGCGGCAAGCTCTGCCTCCCGCCGCTTGATGTCGGCGAGCATCTCCTGGCTCATGTTGTTGTCCTCGTCGCTGTAGCTGGTGGTGGGGTCGCTGGCGTCGATCTCGTCGCGCAGCTGCTGGGCGGTCTCGGCGATCTGGTCGATCTGCCAGGCGGGCAGGATGCCGTCGGCAACGTCGATGCCCTTTTCGGCCACCACGAAATCGCGGAACCCTCGAATGACCTTCGAAAGCAATTCAAAGCCCCAGGCGGCGCGTCCGATCGCCATGTCCTGGAATTCGAGAAGAGCCTCGTCGTCGCCGAACTCGACCGCCTTCAGTCCCTTGACGGCGGGTGCGGCCGCGCCAAGGAAACCGACATGGCGCAGGTAGTAGCGGCCGGGTGTCGGGTTGTTCGGATGGTCAGGCGCGAAGAAGGCGGCCGAGCGCTGGCGGAAACGGCCGGTGCGGACGAGGTCGGCGAACTGGCTTTCCAGATCCTCCGGTTCCACGACGAGGCGGCCGTCGCGGAAGGCGACGGACTTCACCCAGCCATAGGCGGGGTCATCCTGTTTCGGATGGCCGACGACAATCGGCGCATGCGAGAGCGCCGGATCGTAGCTTGAAGCGATGGCGGCAAGATCGTCATCCGAGAAGGCAAACGGCCTGCCTCGGCTGTCGGTGTGGGTGCCAGAACGGAAAATCTCGAACGGTTTCATGCCCGCCACACTGGATCAGCGTGGGCGGTCAAAACAGTCGCTAGGGTTTGTGGGACAGCCTCAGGGACACGTCGCGGGGCTGCCAAGTCTTAACGTGGGGGAGGCGAGGAGGGCAAGCATCGAATTTGAAGCCGTTTTGAAGCCCTTGGGCGCGCTTTCACCCTCGGGTGCGGGCCACGAGCCATCCGACAGGCTCACGCGCGTCTGTGGCGCCTCTATTCCGACCCGCCAGATGCGGCCAGCGTCTCCTCGAAATGGTCCTGGATGATCTCTTCAATCCGTGCCCGGTCCTCGTCGTTGATGCCGAGGAACTGGCGACGCGGGATGGTCACGCGCTTGACGCGGAATGTCTGGCCTCCCATCGAGAAGACGAGGGCTGCTGCATTCTTCGGCACGGTGTCACCACCCTCGTTGTGGATGCGTGCATAGACTTCGTTCGAGCCGACAGCGACCGACGTTTCGGAGGCAAGCTGCCAGATGATCTGCGACAGGCTCCGCGTCTGGCCGGTCAGGATGCGCGGGCCTTTCTTGGTGAGCGCATAAAGCGGGTTCAGATCCTGCCAGCGCTGGCCGTCCGGATCGCGTTCGTCGCGAAAGCGGTCTCTGGTCGCCTCGGCTTCATATTCGCCGATGTTCTTCAGGACGGGCGCCAGGCTGCCGGCGGCATCCATGATGCGCTGCAGGCTCCGCTGAATCTCGAGGTCGTCGATCGTGATGGCGGCTGCGGTCATGATTGCATCGTCCTTGCTGTCGCTCTATCTTTGCCCGGCGTCGTGGTGGCTGTCCCGGTCACGATCCTTAAATCTCGGCGCAGGGACCATCCGGACCGGGAGGATGGCCCTTTTCATTGGGCGCGGTAGAGCAGGGCGCCTTTGCGATAGTTGCGGATGTAGCGCTCGTTCGTCTGGAAACCCGTCACGGCCACCCAGCCTCTCGATGTCCACTCGAAGCGGATGAACAGCGACTTCTGGTCCGGCAGCGTGTAGCGCTTGAGATAGGTCCGCTTCAGCACGACGCCGCTCGTCACGCTTGCCCAGTCGACCCAGATCTCGTGGGGATCGCGGATCGCGTCGGCCAGCAGGCGCATGTAGGGGCCACGGTCGGACTTGTTGGCCTTGCTGCCGACGATCGTTCCATCCGCCTCCCGCACATCGAACATCGCCTGCGACACGCTGATGATGCCGCCCGAGCGATCGCGGAAATATCCCGCCTCACCGGGCAGGAGGTCGAACTCGTCGAGGAAGCCGCGCACATAGTCCGCCTCCGGCAGTTCCTCTGGCATCAGACGATCCCTGGCGACGGCGGTCGGCGGCGGCAGCGCCGGGAGAGTTGCGGGCGCATTCGGTTCGCTGAAGGCGGGCAAAGGCGCGTGCAATTCCTTCGGCACGATGCCGCCCAGCCACTCCTTGCCGACATTGTAGTCCCAGCCTCGGTCGATGCCGCGATAGCGCAGTTCCGGCTCGCCGGTGCGACGGTCGAAGCCCTCATACGGGGTCAGGTCCGGCGCCTCATCCGGGCCGTCCTTGCCAAGCCGTGCCAGATCCCGCTTCGACAGCGCCTTGACGTCGCACCCGCAGCCCCAGCCGTTCGGCGGATACATCACGTTCCAGGCGGGATCGGTTGCGGCAAGCACCAGCCCGTTCCAGGCCAGATGCTGCAGGCGCGGATGTTCTGCGCCGGAATGCACATACTGCAGATAGGGGCGATAGCGCAGGACGTCCGGATCGGTCAGCTGCGCCCAGCGGCCGGCCATGTAGGAGGTGCGCATGTTGGTGGTGTAGATGATCCGGGCACGCCAATCGCTGCGCTCCTCGTCGGAACCGCCGCGCCCTTTGAATGTCCAGCCGGTGCGCTCGACGATGGCGTCGAAATCCTTGCGGAATTCGTTGAAGCCGGTGCCTTCGATACGGGCCTTCTCGATCGCGGCGCGGAAATCCGAAAGCAGGTCGTCGCGCGTGACGCCGGCAACCGTGAAGGCGCGCACCTGTCCCTGCCGCAGGACGTCGTCGTATTTCCGGGTCGGCAGGTTGACCTTGCCGCGCAGGAAGTCGATCGCCTCCTGGAACGGGAGCTTGTCAGCCATCGGCGCTGGCCCGCCCTTCAAGGTCGGCAAGGATCGTGCCTTGCGCCATCAGTTGGGCCAGTTCGTCCACCGACAGATCCCCGGACAGCCGCGTCAGTCGTTCGATCAGATCCTCGTAGGACGTGGCATCGCTGAAGGCTCCCCGGATCTCTTCAATCATTGCCTCAATCACCGGCCGTCCCAGTTGCGCCATCTGGCTGGAGAGATCCGCGACGGTCTTTTCCGCCGGCGTCGCCTCTCGCACCGGATCGGCAAAGGCAAGGCCGGCGGTCGGGCTCTCGCCAGGGGATGAGGCTTCGGGCTCTGCCGGCGTCGTCGTCCGCTCGATCCAGTCGCCGCCATAGGTCTCGTTGATGTAATCGACCGAGGCCGGCTTGTAGCCCATCTGGTAGATTTTCTGGTCCCGGTCGACCTTGTCGCCGAGGTCTTCCGCCTCGGAGAAGTCGCGCCAGACTTCGGGCACGGCTTCGCCTGGATAATTGATCTCGACATACCAGCGCACGAGGCTTTGCTGGATCGTCTTGCAGACCAGGTCGGCATCCGCCTTGGCGATTGCCACACGGATCTCGTTGTGAATGTCGCCGAGCGAGCGGGCGCCGCGTTCGCCGGAATTGGTGGTGAGCGTCTCGCCGAGAACGGCTTCGCTCATCAGTTCGTCAAGATAGCGCGCCAGTTCCTCCGACTGACTGTTGCCGCCCTTGGCTTCCAGCAGCTCGACCTTGACGTTTTCCGGCACGATCAGGCTGTCGGACGCCTGCATGGCGACGAGCGCTTCCGCCAGCAGATCCTGCTTCGCCTTGTCATAGGCGCCCTGGTACTGGGCAAGGGTCGTGGGAGCGGCATGCTTGCGGGTGGCCTGCAGCCAGTTGGCCAGCACCTGCCGCTTGAACCAGGCCGGCCAGAACAGCACCGAGCCGAGGCCGACGCCATAGGGATCGTCATCGTCATCGTCGATCGAATGGCGATGCACGATGAACTTCCGGTCGGGCACGCTGACGCCGTCAACGGGCGCCGACCGCGTCAGCATCCGCAGGCCGCCATTCATGTCGAAGCGGAAGCGGTTCTGCTTCTTCACCTTGACGGCCGAAGGCGTCCAGACCTCGCCCTGCCGTGTCCAGACGATCTCGGCGACGGCAAAACCCTTCAGGATTGCACCCAGCAGGCCGCGCGTCAGCTGGTCAAAGTTGATGCTCCTGAGAAGCCGCTCGATGTCGGCCGCCACCTTTCTGTCATTGCGACGATCCGATGCGGCGATCACCTGCCATTCGCGGCTGATCACTTCCAGCTTGCGCTTCTGGAGGATGGCATGGGCATGCGGGTCGCGCCGGATCTCGTCATAGATCCGGTAGGCGCCGGCGCCACCATGCGCCAGAAGCGTATCATCGCTCGGCTGCAGCACGGTCTGGAACTGCGGAACGAAGGGATCGGAAGCATTGGTGGCGAGTTCGCCGGTCTGTGGAGCGGGCATCTCAATTCCTCAGGAAGCGCGACAGGTTGCCGAAAATGTTCTGGTTGATGAGGCCACCACGGAATTGCTCGAGCTTCGTCTGCCTCTCCTGATCACCGCCGGCCGTGCCGGCGCCGGTCGGTCCGCTCGCGCCGGACGCCGCTTCGATGGCAAGCGCCAGCGCCCAGAAATGGTCGGCGTGTCCATCGGGCGTGCGTTCGGCCGTGAAACGGATATTGCCGCTGGCGGTGACCTGCTTGGTCACCGAGCGCAGGTCGGCGCGGATGTACTTGTCGTAGGGGATGCGCAGCGTCCGGTCTTCCATGCGCGAGCGCACCGGATAGGCGAGCGCCTCCTTGACCTTGGCCGAGAAGGTGACGGGCTCCACGGCATAGGTGCCGAACTTCTTCTGTGCATCGTCCGCCCAGCCGATGCCAAGGCCGGTCGCGTCGATCGAGGTGCGATAGCAGCGCTCGATCCACGGCCACAACACCTTCTCCTGGTCGGGCTTGCTCATGTTGCGCAGCGCCTCGACATGGCGGGTGTAAAGGACGTCGCCGAGCTTCTCGACCACCCAGAGAACCGTCAGGTCCTTCTTGCGGCCGATGTCGATGCCCGCATAGAGCTGGCGGCCTTCCAGGGTGCGCCAGTCAAAGCCGGCCGGATACTCGCAATTGGCAATCAGGTCATATTCGAGGAAGGCCGTGTCGTCGTCGGCCGGCTGGCACATGTATTCCTGAAGGAAGCTTTCCTCGTCGGCGCAGCCGCTCTTCACCCAGTCGAAATAGTCCGCCTCCGTCATCTCCTGCCGTTCGTCGTCGTCTGGCAGGGACTGCTGAAGCTTGAACAGAAAGCCGTCGTTGAGTGCGTCTTCCAGCGTGACACGGTGCAGGCTGATCTTCTTCGGATTGCCGCCCTCCCGGTATTCCCGGACCAGCAGGTTGAAGAAGTTGTGCGAGCCGCGATGGGTGGAGATCACCTCCATCGAGCCGCCCCAGGTGATGCCGGGATAGGCGATCGACCAGAGTTTGCGCGGGTCCGGATGAAGCGCGAACTCGTCGAGGACACGGCCGCCGCGCTTGCCCGCCTGCGCGTCCGGGTTCGAACTCATTGAATGGATGCGCTTGTCGTTGGCAAAGCGCAGCACATAGGCGCTGTGCTTGCCGTCCGGATCGAGCGCCACTTCGCCCATGTCACGGGCGGCAAGGTCGAGATTGCCGGACCACAGCTTGCAGTCTTCGAGGAAGAGGCGCGCCTGGATGTCGTCGCGCGATGACACCCATTGATCGTGCCGGGCCGAGGTAAGCGAGGTGCGCGAGACGGTGGCATAGGCCGTCGACCAGGACAGCCCGATCTGGCGGCCTTTCTCCATCAGCTTCAGGCGCGAATTGTCGGTGATCCACCGGCCCTGGTAGGGCAGGAAGATCGC